AAGAAAAGCCGGATATTGGAATTATTCTGCATCGGTACATGAACAAGAAAAAGCCTGCAGAGGAAATCCCTGATGATGCTGACGAAGATGATAAGTACTATGTTGATCCAAGTGTACCGACCATCCTCCGTACTGAAAAAGTAAGGTTTGAAGAGGAGGGAGTCATGGATCGGATAAAAATATGGATGGATTCCAGACGTGGAGGTAAGTTTTTTGTTTATGAAGATAATAAGAATAAGCAGGAAAAACCAGTTAAAGGTAAACTTAATCCACCTAAGAAAAATAAGGATGATGAAGATGATTTACCATTTTAAAATAAATACTGAATGAAAGAACATGAATTAAAAATTTGGCCTGAATATTTTGATCCTTTATTTAAAGGTGAGAAAATGTTTGAAATCAGAAAAAATGATAGAAATTTCAAAGTCGGCGACAGGATAATGTTCAGAGAGTACGATCCTGATGATGGTTCTTATACGGGAAGATACTGTTTCAGAACAATAACCTATATAATGGATGAAGAAAATCCATTTATTCATTTAAAGGATATGGTAATACTTTCTTTAGTTATAGGAGATCAGTACAAACCATGAAATCATTAGGGAAAGCGGTTTTGATATTACCTGATAATCCACCCGAACGTACGAGAGGGGGATTGTTAATTCCGGCAACGGCACGGGATAAGCCACAAACAGGAACAGTTATTGATAAAGGTCCCGAGTGCAGAATTATTGTAAAAGGTCAGAGAGTGATCTTTCCCCGTAAGAGTGCAAGTATTATTGTCATTGACAATGTTGATCACTATTTTATCAATGAAAATCGCTTACTTTATATAGCAGGAAAGGAAGAAAAATTATGAGCAATTTAAATAATTATGTTTTTGCTGAAAAGCTTAAGGAGTTTGAAAAAAAAGTCATAGAGCCTCAAAAGAAACGCGTAGATGAAGCTTTTAAGGTAATGAGTGATGTACATTATCAATGGAAGGATGATGAACAGAAGAAAGCAGGACAGGCTAAATTGGACAGTTACAGGATATGGTTAAATTTCTCTGAAGATTTTTATTGTGAAGCAAAAAAACTTTGTGTTCAACATGAAAATCTCACAAATAAAATTTGCAAATGGTATGAGTGTTGGAGGAATGATGTCTCCAATGAAGGTATTCAGGAAACCGAGATAATGTCAGCACAGGCTGATAAGCTTAATGAATTATTTGCTGAGATGTATTCTGAATTGAAGATACTTGGACTTAATATTAAACCGCCTCGAGCATTAAATCTTAAATGATATGAATGATATTGCCAAACAAAGGATTTGTGATAAATTTTTTGAAGCATTAAAAAAAGAAGGTCTTAATCAATCCTATGGTGCGAGAATATTCAAAGTGGATCCGTCTTATATTAGCTCAATGAAAAAATCTATGCATTGGAGATTTGTTCCGGAAAAAGCCTGGGAATCATTTCTTAAATGGGTTAATTCCGGTCTTTCATTGAGACAATATGAAGGAAAGATCAAAATGGAATCAATTAAATCCCAAGTAAAAAAAGAACCTAAATCCAATATAAGTTTATCCCAAGAGACAAATACAACCAAGATTAAAAGTTCTGTCAACTTAATTGAAATTGATTGGATATTGAGATTAGCACGAATGGGCAAAAATGTTGAGGAAATATCAAAAGAACTGGGAATATATATTGAAATAGTTAAATCAATAGTTTTGCAAAAACGCATAGAGACACCTCAAAAAGAAGAAGAATCCGTTACTGATACCGCAAAAGCAACAAAATTATTATCGGATACTGTTTTTTATGATAAAGAAAATGATCAGGTGGATGATGATAAATCACGTGAACAAGTTAGACCCAGTCTTGTTCAGGAACTTTTAATCAGAAAAGATAATTTACTGGATGAGCTTATTGAGGCTTGTTCCTTGCTTAAAAAATATAAAAAAGCTAATAATTAAAATATGAAATCAGATCTTCAGATAATAAGAATACCTGATCATAGTTCTGAATGGTATGAATTTCGTAAAAATGGAATTGGCGGTAGTGATATGGGTACAGTTCTTGGTCTGAATAAATATGATAGTGTTGTGCGTTTATTCCATGAAAAGATTGGCAGTATTCCACCCCGGACAGAAGATAATAATTTAATGTTCTGGGGTAGGCAACTTGAAGATGAGATAGCAAAAATATGGTCTTTTTATGATGGTACGTTTGATGGTTATATTGAGAATTACAAAAACAATAAAGTAATTCGCAGTTGTCGGAATATTAATGGATATGTTGTAAATCCAAAATATCCGTGGTTATTTGGATCTCTTGATAGAGTTCAAAATATAAGCGGAGGCGTTAATCTCCTGACAAAACAACCATTAAGCACGGAAGCAGTACTGGAATGCAAGACTCTGACTTATTGGGCAAGTCAGATATGGCAGGATGGAATACCTATTTATTATTTAATTCAGGTTCATCAGTATATGATAATCATAGAAAGCGATTATGCAGAGATTGCTATACTGAAAGATGGTAATAACTTCATTGTTGAAAAAATACAAAGGGATGATTCATTATGTGAACAGATTATTGAAATAAGCAAGGCATTTTGGTATAATAGGATATTGCCAGCGCAGGATGCTTATAAAAAGAAAAGACAGGCAGAAATGGAAGGTAATTATTCTGAATCGGAAAAATATGAAGCATTAGTTCAAAGACTTGAACCGGATCCGGATAATTCCGAAGCATATAGAGAGTTCATGGAAGAGCGTTTTTTAAAACAACGTGAATCTATGGATGGTACGATAAAGCTTTATGAAATCTGTAAAAAGGATAAAGTACTTTCAGGTATTAGTAATTTAATTGAAGATGCAAGGAATGGTTTGAAAAATCATTTGGTCAGGTCAATGTCTGAGAGAGGGGTTGAGGTGATTGATTTTGGCAATGTAGGATCAGTAACCTGGTCGGAACGCAAAGGCACAAAGAAAAGAACGCTTACCAACAGAATAAAGGAGAAACCCTCAGAGGATCAGCTATTGAAGGAATTTAATAAGATTGATTTAAATTGTTATTAAATGGAAGAATATGTTTTTGAAGAAGCTTTATTTAGTGATTGGCAGAAATGGCTTAATCAATGGCGTCATGATTATGAATTGGAAATAATTCATATTGAAATTAAAGGTAATAATGCGGTTATTCTTTTAAAAAGAACAAAAATACCACATAGGAAATAATGGATCAGGACAAGGCAGTAAATAAAACACTTCGTGACATGAATCAATTCGGACTCATTAGTAAGAATGAGGAAGGAGAGGTAAGATCAGGGGAGGCGAGATTATTTTTAAATGCTTTATGGGTAGCGGGCAAGGAATGGAGAAGAGGCAAACCCACGGGGGGGGGCAGACCTATCGTTCAAATGGATCGTGGTAAAAAGATAATAGGAAGATTTGATAATGTGCTTGACGCCTCAAGGAAACTTAAAATATCCAAACACACAATATATAATGCAATCTACGGAACTTATATGACAAGAAAAGGACATTATTGGAAACATGCTGACAAATGAGAGTACTTGTTGAAGTTGAAATTGCCACAGATGAAGTTGGAGAAGATGAAGAACTTATTTATGAAAAAAAAGAATTTTTCTTACTTCATTGGGGTCTTGATTATACTCTTATTGAAATGGAAGAGGGCAGGAGGATAGCAGCAAATTTTACAGTTGCTATTTGTGAGGATTACGAGACGGGTCAGATATTATGTTTCAGACCTGAACAGTTAAAGATTATAGGACGCGAGATAAAAAAATGAACGAGCAAACATTAATATCATTAGAAATATGGAATGTTATATTGGAATTGATCCAGGAAGTGTAAGTGGATGTATTGCCATTATTTTTCTTAATGAAAAAGGCAATATTAGAGGTACTGAAATTATTGAATTTTCAAAAAATACTACAAGAGAATGGTATGAGAGACTTGAATTTATTACAGATTCATTTAAGGGTAAATGCATGGTTATTCTTGAAAAAGTTCATGGTATGCCGGGAATGGGTGTTCAGAGTATTTCTGCCTTTATGAAAAATGTGGGGCATATTGAAATGGCTTTATTATCTCTAAATATTCCATTTAAGGAAATTACGCCTCAGACTTGGATGAAACATTATGGACTTAAAAAAGCAAAGGATGAAAGCATTATAGAATGGAAGAGGAGACTCAGGGAAAAGTTGCAGAGAATAATGCCGGAGTTTAAAGTTACCAATACAAATGCGGATGCAATGCTTATAGCATATTATGGTGCACTTAATTTTAATTATTAAAACCTTATACCATGACAACAGAAAAAGAAAATCCGATTACGACTGAACTGGCAAAGCAGAATATTACAGAACAGGTCATAGCAAAGCTAAAAAAAGATTTTATGCCTCTTAAAATCAATAATATTGATGATAGAGAAGGATATAAGAAAGTCCATGATGCAAGGATCCAATGCCGGGATGTCCGGATAACCGCAGAGAAAATTTGTAAGAAAGGACGTGAGGATGCCATAAAAGAGCAAAAAGCCTGGATAGCAAAAGAAAAAGAAGTTGTGGCTCAGATTTCAGAAGTTGAACAGTACCTTAAAAAACAAGAGGATGCTATTGATTCCCAGATTGAGGCTCAGAAGATCAGGGCGGAGAGGCTTTTGAAACTACCGGGAAGAAAAGAACAGATAAAGGACTTGGAAAAATATTTTGCCATTGAACTTCCAGATGAAAAGATAATGGAATTTGATGATACCCAATGGACAAATCTTGTTTTTGAGTCACAGACAAAAAAACTCACAGAACAGCAAAAAGTCATTGATGATGAAAATGCAAAGAAATTACTTCAACGAACCATTGAGAGAGAAAATGAACTTATTGTTGCTGGCGCCGTATTATACAGCGATGGCCTTGGAAAGGTTTATCGGAAAGGGAACGCATCAGCAACAGAACAACTTATTAAGGAGTGTATCCCCGAAGGATGGTCGAAAATTGTGGAGGTGTTTAAAAATGCTACAATTCCTGAAACAACAGAGAAATCAGGCTTATCGTATAAGCCGGGAGTTACAGACAGAATACGTCCTATAGAAGAAAAAGAACTTACAGATGAGGAAAAACTCTGGAATTATGCAAGTACACTTGAAAAAGTTCCTGTCCCAGAAATGAAGACAGAAAAAGGAAATGAAACTCTTGATCTGGCTGAGAAATATTTATTGGAAGCTCTAAACATTTTAAGAAAATAATCTGTATGTTAATCTTATTTCATATCTTTGTAATGCTTATAGGTTTTATCATGCCTACAAAAGAAAATATAAACGTCCCCAGAGCAACTGCGATTCTCACCTTATGTGATGAAACCGATAAGCCTTTTGCCGAGGGGACTTCTTATTCTACTGATATGAAAATGATTAAAGACTTGGGAGGAACTTATTCAGCTGAACGAAAGAAATGGATAGGTTATTTTGCTATTTATGAGTGTCCTTACTGTGGGCGTCATTTCAAAGCAAACAAGGCTCATGTAAAAAATGGGCATACTCGAACGTGCGGATGCAAAAGTCATCAGTTGTCTGGAGAGAAGAGAAAAATACATGGCTTATCAAATCATCCTTTATACGGAGCTTGGAGGAACATGATAAGTCGCTGCAATAAACCGTCTCATAAAGAATATAAAAACTACGGTGCACGGGGTATTACTGTTTGCGATGAATGGGTAAAGGATTTTAAAATATTCTATGCGTGGGCAATTACAAAATATAAACCAGGGTTGGTGTTTGACAGGGAAAATAATGATGGGAATTATGAACCATCTAATTGTCGATGGGTAATAACAAATATAAGCGCTGAAAATAACAGACTGATACGTGCGTCTAATAATTCGGGATATAGAGGTGTGATGTTTCGTAAAAAGAAAAATCTGAAAAAACCGTGGCTTGCAAGAATTAGTTGGAATTATGTAGAGTATAAATTAGGTTATTATCCAATGGCAAGAGAAGCAGCACAAGCTTATAATAATTTTGTAATTAAACATAAAACAAATCATCCGCTTAATAAACTTTAATCATGGCTCACAACGTACAGAAGAACGAACACAATCTTGACGGTAAAATTATTTACCTGTCACCACCGAAGTATATCTCAGAGAAACTTACATTAATGACAGTAGTTCTCGAAATTTTTGAAGGTAATTATTCGCGACCTGCTCCCTTTATTTTTAAGAATGGGCGCATGGATTCTCTTAAAGGTCTAAAAGAAGGTGATTGGGTGAATATTCAGTTCAAAGTATCAGGCTTTCGGGGGAAGCAGGAAGGGGAACCCCGCTATTATGCAGAAAATGAAGGAATAGTTTGTATTAAAGGATAGGAGAATGAATTATGGAAGCATTAATTAAGATTTATGAAACCAGAAATGGAAGTGTGGTAAATGCAAGAGAATTGCATGAATTCCTTGAAAGCAAAAGGGAGTTTGCAACTTGGATAAAACAACGTATTGAACAATACAGTTTCATTGAAAATCAGGACTATACCTCATTTGACAAATTTGTCAAACGAGAAATTGGAAGTAGTACAAGAATTGAATACGCTCTGACTCTTGACATGGCCAAAGAACTTTGTATGATTGAGAATAATAACAGGGGCAAGAAAGCCAGAGTTTATTTTATTGAAATGGAGAAAATTGCCAAAAAGCATCAGATTTCCTTGCCTACAAGAAAAGAACTTGCTCAGATGGTTATTGATGCAGAAAATGAGGTTGAGAAAAAAAACGCCTATATTGAACAGACAAAACCACTGGTAAGATATGCTGAAGCAGTTCAAAAAGCTGATGATGCAATTCTTTTACGCCAATTAGCAAAGCACATCTGCAATAGGGGAAGGATTAAAGTGGGGCAGAATAAGTTATTTGAGTGGATGCGTAAAAATAATTATCTCAATAAAGATAATGAACCATATCAAAAATATGTTGATATGGGATTATTCGGTTATCACGAAACTCATGTTGAGAACGCCGGACATTCATTTACCAAAAGGACAACTACTGTGACAGGCAAGGGTAGGGTATATTTTGTGGATAAGTATCTTGAGAAAGAGGGTATAATACAATTGAATATTTAAATCCAAAGAAATGAAAAACGCAAACACTGTTCTTAAATCAATCAAGAATCTTTTTTATAGGGTTTTTGCTTCAAGAATAAATTACAATAGATTATATTCCTCTGTTTGGAATAAAGAAAAAAGTAATTATTTAAGGAGAAAGATCAAAGGGAAAAAGAAAATTAGCTGGCGTGAAAAAAGAGGCGGGGGAAGTTACTTTGATAAACAATTAAATCGTTTTGTCAATCCCCGCCTTGATGGATGTGATGAGGAAATTAAAGACATAAAAAAACCGAAATGAATAGGAAAAAATTTTGGATTTCAATAAGAAGAGCAAGGAATTGTTTTTTCAGTCGCAGAAATGGATATAGAGGAAAAATTATTCATGGTTATTCGGTCTGTGTCAGATTATTTAATATTGATATAATATGAGTTCAGAAACTAAAATGCCTTTAAAGACGGCTCAGGCTATTGCAGAACGCTTTATGAAATATCTAGGGCCCTATGTATCTAAGATGTCAATAGCGGGATCAGTACGTCGAGAATGTGCTAAGGTAGGTGATATTGAGGTCTGCTGTATTCCCAAGGATGAATTTTCAATGGGCAAAGCTTTTCCAGTAGGTTACCCAGGGATTGTAGTTAATGGAACACGTTTGAAAAGGTTCAAGTACATGACTCATATCCCTATTCAAATTGAGCTTTACATAACAAATGAAAGAGATTATGGACGCATACTTGCTATAAGAACAGGATCAAGTACCTATTCACATCATTTGGCAGTTAGATGGGGTCGTATTGGCTGGGCCGGGACCGAAGATGGGTTAAGGCGTAAATCGGAATGTATCAGGAAGTCAACATGGAAGATCAAGCCTGAGTATAAAAATTGTCCGACATTACCGCCAGTATTTGATACTGAAGAGAAGTTTTTTGCTTTCATAGGAGAAGATTATATTCATCCGAAAGCACGGAGTTGGTTAAGTAAAAACGAAAAATATAATTATAATATTTAAAAGATTAATGAGAACTTGTGAATATAAAAACTGTAATTTCCCTGTATTCGGCACGGACAAAAATACTGGCAAGGGTTATTGCCAAAGTCATCAATGGTGCAGAACTGACAGGAAATCTAAAAAGCCAAGCTCAAGTAATAAAAACAGCAAGCCCATAGAGTGTAGTTTTGGTTATGAAGATCAATTTACTCTATTTATGAGTTTATGGCAGAGTGCAAAAGATAAAAATGGAGATATAATCTGTCCTTTTACCAATATGAGGCTTAACCATTTAAGATACAGAAATATTTTCTGGAATTGCTTCATGCACATATTACCGAAAAAAAATTATCCATATTTCAAGCTTAATCCGAATAATGTACGGGTTGTTTATCCTGAGTTTCATCGGATCCATGATCAGGGCAGTTTCAAAGATCGGGAGAAACACCCTGAATGGAAGTGGGAAGAGGTGGATAGCTTAAAGGAGGAGCTAAAACAGGAATATCAAGAATTTAAAAAACAAAACTTCTTGCCATGAAAAAACTCATTTTGTTATTGTTATTAATTCCGATGTTCTGTCAAGCACAGGATATGAAGCCCAATACTTTATATGCATCAGTTAATCTTATTTCAAGAATCAATGGCATGGGATTGATCTATGACAGGCAATTGGATAGTATGCACGGAGCATATGCTTCAATTACTTATAGTAATCATAAAATACAGGGTTTCACATACCAGAGAAATAATTTCAGGGTTTCATTGGGTATGTTAAGATTCAGTAAAACCCAAAGTAATCCTCTATCTACAGCATTTATTGGAGCAGGATTTGTTATAAGTCGTTATGATCCCGTAAGATCAGATCCATTGACAACTGTTCAAACAACCACGATATATTTTTCCGGTGAAATATGTGCCGGATGCAAATTCTATAATAGTTTAGCAGTTAAAGTGCATTTTGATTGGTTAAGAAACGAAAGCCTTATTGCTTTAGGATATAATTTTTAAGTTATGAAAAGAAGACAATTGATTGATTTAATTAATAAATATGCTGGTTATGCTCAAAGTCAATTAATAAGAGAAAAACTTGCTGATGCCATTCTTGCTGAGTTAAATGAATATAAAGAAAAGGAATTTTGTACTTGTATAAATAAATCTGATGTTTATATTGAATCCCTTGAACCTCCAATTGCAAGATGTAGTCAGTGTGGTAAAATATATAAAAACTCAAAAGAATAATCATTAATAAATAAAGTCATGGATATAAGAGATAAGATAATAATGAAGCAGCGGGAAATTATGGAGCTTTACACCAAGTATTTATCTGACTTTACAACGCATTTTAGAATCCCTAATTTTTGGGAAAAAGAATTTAATGGAAAGTTACATGAAATTGCCTCACTTAAGAAGGAACTGCAAGAGCAGAAGCCTGTAAAAATTACGGATGAAGAGATTGAGAAATGGGCAGAGAAAGATACAGTAATGGATGACATGGATGATGATATACTTTATTACGCATTATTAATGGGTAAAATATTAGGCGCCAAAGCCATGCGCGATAATGAGATAAAAGATAATGAACAATGAGCAATAGAGCACAATTTGCAGAATTTGGTTTTAAATGTCCAGTTAGGGGATGTCCAAAGAAAAATAACAGGAGATTTACTTTGGGAGGTTTGTGTAAGCATTTAATGATCATGCATCCCGGTTATTTAGAGAAGAAATTAAATATTAAGGAGGAACGTAAAAAATAGGCAGTCGTGGGTTCCAGGAGTAATGGTTCCAGGAGGCAGGGTTCGACTCCCTGCACTGCTACAATAAATTTAGAAATAAACAATGAAAAAGCATAAATGGGAAAAAGGTGGTAAGGGTTGGTATAAATGTTTGAATTGCGGATTGATTAAAGAAAAACATTTTGGATTACCTTGGTTATATTATAATGGATCTTGTGAATACATTAAAGCACCACCTTGTGTTAATTCTACTAAAGATAATGAACAAAAAGACTAATCATTAATAAATAAAATCATGGATATAAGAGATAAGATAATAGTGAAGCAGCGGGAAATTATAGAGCTTTACACCAAGTATTTATCTGACTTTACAAAGCATTTTGGAATCCCTAATTTTTGGGAAAAAGAATTTGATGGAAAGTTACATGAAATTGCCTCACTTGAGAAGGAA